ATTTATCACTGGGTGAGTCAGGTCTATCTTTAGATGATAGAGTAGATTTACTGAAGTTCAGAATAGCAAAGTTTAGAAGAGAACACGCTTGGTTATGGGAATCGAAACAAAAAGAGACAGTGAAAGAACCAGAGAAACCATCACAGTCGAAAGAGTCAACGAAGTCTACATCAAACTTGGATGCGATAAGGGCACGGCTCAAGAAATAAGCGACTACTTTACTTTTGAAGTGCCTGGCGCTAAGTTTATGCCAGCGTATCGCAACAAGTATTGGGATGGTAAGATTCGTTTATTCAATGTAAACACTCGACAAATCTACGCTGGTCTTCACAAACATATAGAACAGTTCTGTGAAGAGAGAGATTATACGCTAGAAGGTATAAATGATCTTTATACGCTAGACAGTATATCTACAATCGAAGCAGAAGAACACTTCTCTTCTCTCCCAATCAAACCAAGAGACTATCAGATCGGCGCATTCGCACACGCAATACGCACCAGTAGAGCCATGATTCTCTCGCCTACGGCGAGTGGTAAATCCCTCATCATTTATATGTTATGTAAATATTTGAGTGGTAGAAAGTTGATTATTGTTCCTACCACCTCATTGGTATACCAGATGAATACTGATTTTCTAGAATATTCTGAGAATCAACATAATCATTCTACACATCTTATCATGTCTGGTCAAGACAAAAATGCTGATGCGGAGATTTTTATCTCGACATGGCAGTCAATCTACAAGATGCCAAAGAAGTGGTTTAATCAGTTTGATGTGGTCATAGGTGACGAAGCACACCTCTTCAAAGCACAATCTCTCACAAGCATCATGATAAAACTAGAGAACTGTAAGTATCGCTTTGGTTTTACAGGAACACTAGACGGCACACAGACACACAGACTTGTATTGGAAGGTTTATTTGGACCTGTGATGAGAGTGATTACCACAAAAGAACTGATGGATAACAACAATGTCGCTGATCTAAGAATCAAAGGATTGGTTCTGAAATACTCTGAAGCAACCTGTAAAGCAATGGCTAAAGCAGACTATCGATCAGAGATTGACTTTCTGATTTCAAATGAAGAACGAAATAAGTTCATAAAAAACTTGACATTGAGCCGAAAAGGTAATACACTGTTACTTTATCAAATGGTAGAGAAGCACGGTCAAGTGCTTTATGACATCATAAATAGTAGTGTTACAGATAGAAAAGTTTTCTTTGTTCATGGAAAGGTGAGTGCAGATGAAAGAGAGTTGGTTAGAGAGATTACAGAAAAAGAGTCGGATGCGATTATCATCGCTTCTTATGGAACTTTCTCAACAGGCATCAATATACGAAACTTACACAATATTATTTTTGCTTCTCCTTCTAAATCTCGTATCAGGAACTTACAGTCGATAGGCAGAGGACTGAGAAAAGGTGATAATAAAGATTCTGCTACACTCTATGATATAGCAGATGATCTTTCATACAAATCTTGGCATAACTACACTCTCAAACATTTTGCTGTTCGTGTGAAGATGTATAACGAAGAAGAGTTCGAGTACAAGATTTACAACATAAGGATAAAGGATGAATCACAGTCTAATCAAACTCCTGAACGGAGAAACAATAGTTTGTTCGATAGTGAATGAAACAGAGACACATCTGACTGTTGCTGATCCCTTGAAACTGGAGATAATAAATCATCAGGGTGTTCCATCAATGATGACAACTTATTGGATACCTTTACCTGATGAAGAATTAAGAGTTGACATTCGACAAAATCATGTTATAATGGTAAGCGATATACCAGAAGATATGGAAGAATTTTATATGAAAGCGTTGAAACACGCAAAAGGTAAAGGCGAAGACAGAGAAGATATAATCAACAGAAGAAAAACTTATTCAGCACTCGCTGGACTGACAAGCAATACAGTATTTCACTAAAGGTTTATTATGGCAAAAAGACAAAAGCACAACTATGTTGACAACAAGAAGTTTCTACAAGAGATGATCAAGTTCAGAGATTCTGTTATAGAAGCAGAGAAAGAAGGTAAGAGTAGACCTAGAGTTCCGTTTTATATTGGTGATTGTATTATGAAGATTGCTACTCATTTATCTTACAAACCAAACTTTGTCAACTATACATTCAGAGAAGAGATGATTTCAGACGGTATTGAAAACTGTCTTCAATATATTGATAACTTCAATCCAGAAAAATCTAACAATCCTTTCGCATATTTTACACAGATTATCTACTATGCTTTTCTGCGCCGTATTCAGAAAGAGAAAAGATATCTCTATACCAAATACAAAGCAACAGAGAATGCTAACATCTTTGGTGAAACTGCTGATGTTCAAGAGAACGATATCATGTCACATTATGATGATGGTGTAAAACATAGCGAATGGTCTCAAGAGTATATGAGCAACTTCATCACAGACTTTGAAGAAAATAAAAGACGCAAGCGTAAAAAGAATCGCACAGGACTTGATAGATTTATTGGTGAGGAAACAGAATGAAAATTGCGCTGATTGGGGATACACATTGGGGTGTAAGAAACGATGCTAATCATTTTCTTGACTACATGGCTAAGTTTTACGATAATATTTTCTTTCCCTATCTGGAAGAAAACAGGATTGACACGATCATCCATCTCGGAGATATCGTGGATAGGCGCAAGTATATCAACTTTGTTACTCTACGCCATCTCAAGGATACTTTCCTTAATAGGATTGTAGACAAGGGTATTGATCTTCATGTGATCATTGGTAATCATGATGTTCCCTACAAGAACACAAATGACATCAACTCTATGCGTGAACTATTCGATAAGCATGAAGTGAAGTCATATTGGGAGCCTGCTACTGTAAAGTTTGATGGCACTGATATTTGTTTGATGCCTTGGATCAACAATGCTAACTACGCACAAGCGATTCAGCATATGAAAGATACACCAGCACAAGTTCTATTTGGACATCTAGAGATTGCTGGTTGTCTGATGATGCGTGGTATGACAAATGAGCATGGTATGGATATCGCAGACTTTGACAAGTTTGATCTGGTAGCATCAGGTCACTTTCACACAAAGTCTGTCACAAAGAATATTCACTATCTTGGTTGTCCATATGAACTTACATGGTCAGACTATCAAGACCCAAAAGGTTTTCACATCTTTGATATAGATACAAGAGAACTTGAGTTTGTTCGTAATCCATATCGTATGTTCAATAAAGTCTTCTATGACGATACTGGTAAAGAAGCGTCTGATATTCTAGAGAAAGACTTCTCTGGTTTTGAAGGATCATATGTGAAAGTTGTCACACAGTCAAAAGAAAATCCATATTGGTTTGATCAGTTCATGGACAAACTGTATCAAGCAAATCCTGTCAATATTCAGATTGTCGATGATCATTTGAATCTGAACCTAGAAGATGATGAGGATATTGTCAACGAAGCAGAAGATACTGTCACCATTTTATCTAAGTATATAGAGAACATGGAGACAAATGTATCGAAGAAAAGGCTTGACAATCTGATGCGAAGTCTCTATAATGAAGCACTGTATATGGAAGTATAGATGATGAAATCTACCATTGAGTATTTGCATCATTTCACTTGTAGCGAGTGTAAAGGCTGGTGGAGTGTTGCAAGTCATGAGAACTACAAACCAAAAAAGATGTATTGTCCTCACTGTGGACATTATCATGATGAAATTACTAGACATGATGTAAGGACTGGCGAACCACAGTATGATTTATTTCAAGACGATTAGATGGAAAAACTTTTTATCAACAGGTAATGTGAACACTGAGATACAACTCAATCGTTCACCAAACACAATCATCGTAGGTGAGAATGGTGCTGGTAAGTCTACCATTCTTGATGCGCTGTGTTTTGTTCTGTTCAATAAACCTTTTCGTAAGATTTCAAAACCACAGTTGCTCAATACTATCAATCAACGAGACTTGATGGTAGAGGTTGAGTTTAGTATTGGTAAGCAAGAGTATCGTATCATTCGTGGTATGAAGCCTGCTAAGTTTGAAATCTATCAGAATGGTAATCTATTGAACCAGCCAGGTTC